TTCATCCATAGCACGTAAAATGTATTGCAAACTGGTATTCATCCAATAGTCACTTCCAAAGTGTCCCTCCAAAATTTCTTCTTTAGTTTTCACATTGTTTGATAATTAATGTTTCAAAATTGCCCCGCTAAAACGGTGCTTTCAATGTTGCCCATCCGTTTGTGTCGTCATACGCCTGATTAATCTTGTCCTCATCCGTTTCAAACCCCGTCCAGTCGCGTTTAAACCTCATCCTTATAGGTTCGTCAAACCTTGTGGGCTGACCGCCTCCCTCTTTGTTTCTAACCTTACCAACGTATAAAAGCGTTGTAAACCGTTCTTCCTCGTCCATGTGGTAAAGGTTGCGGTGAACTACTATAACGTCATCGGCCTTGTTTGGAAACTTACCACCGCCCTCCACATCGCTCATCATGGGAACCGCGGTAGCCCCGGACTTATCCAGCTTTTGCCGTTGTGTTTCGGTAACCGTGTGGCAGTTTAAAAAAATGCTTTTGCCGGTTTGCTGGGTGAATATCCGTAAATCCTCAATCGCATCATAATGCCCTTCGTGGCCGCCCGATATTGAAAGCGCGTTGTAAGGGTCAATGAACATCATGTCAGCATCAAATCCACGGTGCTGGCCCTTTACAAACTGGGTTAAAATTTCTATGTGTGTGAATCGTTTCTCATGCCGGATAAATTCAACCCTGTCGGAAAGCCATTTGGTTTTATCCAGTATCGTTGCATGGTTGTTGGTGTTAAAACAAAACTGGATTAAATACCTGGCAAGCGTACTGATACGGTTCTCAGCCGAATATACAATTAGCTTTTTGCGGTTAAGCATTTTAGAAAGCAGGTAAAGAACAGTGTAGGTTTTGCCCACGTTGGTATTGCCGACAAATACCGTCAACTGGCCCTGCTTGTAGGGCATGTGGTGGTCTATCAGTTTGTGGCCGTACTTGTGAACCTCAAACTTAACGCCAGTTTTAATCTCATATATCCATTCCTCCGGCTGTGCGAAGTAATGATTTTCCATGTCATACCGGGCAGCAATACGCTTTAAAGCATCCTCAGGACTTAACATCTTTTAAGCGTTGGGTTAAACTTTTGTTTAATTGCGTCAGGTGGCTTATCTCGCGTTCCTTAAAAATCAGACTGGCCGCCATGTCCTCGATATGGTTACGGGCCACGCTACCCTCCTGGAGCGCGTTGTAGTCTTTAACCACGTCCTCAAATGCCGTATGTAGGAAAGTTATGATTTCGGTCATCTGCGTCTTTCTTTTGCCCTGTGGCAGGCTTTCGGCTATCTCACGTAGGATTGCCAACCTTTCGGTAATCGTTACGCTAAACTCCAAGTATTTGAAGTTATGGTCTTTTAGAAAGTTAGGTCGGCCAACCAGCTTTTGAAGCGTTACGTTATCCATTTGAGTTATTGATTTTAAGCATGACGTTGTTTACGTGTGTATGCTCGTTGAACATCTTCCCTTCATTTTCCTTCCAAAACAGTTCGGCCATGTAGTCGCGTTTGAACCAAGTACCAAGAAGGTGCTTTTCGCAGTATTGTCTAAATCCGTCTTGGTGTACCCGGCATGGCTTTTCGTGTAGGTATTTGGATTTAACTGTAAAAAACTTTTGAGGGAGTGTGCCAAATACTTCTATCTCTCTATCATTTACTGTTACACTATCTTTTACATTAACACTAACAGGCATTTTTGCCATCTCATCTATGCGTTTGCCATCTTTTGCCATCTTTTGCCATCTTGCCTCAGCACCAGCCTTACCAGCAATACTTCTATTTTCCGCCTTTTCCTGCCATTTTTTAAGGTCTCGCTTCAATGATTGCTTTATTGGCTCAAATACAATCTTTATTAGTTTTGAAGGCGCTTCGGGGTTTTGATCGTTTATGTACCTTAGGTAATGCTTAAACAATAAACCAGCGTCCACGTCATCCAACTCCTCAACCGTGGTTATTAAATCGCAATACAGCAAAACCGATTTCTTATCCTTAGCCATTAAAAAAAAATCCCTTGTCGGGTTCAGGCGGGCAGGCCATCCCCCAACAAGGGTAATTAAGTCACTGTTTCCGGCTGCCCCCGGATTGAAAGTACAAACTTAAAGTATTTTTACTTTCCACCAAAGTTTTTTTCAATTTTGTGCATGGTGAATACACCCAAACTCATCCTGAGTTACTAAGCAATACCGGCTTTTTTCAGGTACGGCTATTAGTGGAGCAATGTCATGCTGAAATTCAAATACATGCGTTCCCGTATGCGCCTGACTTCTATTTTGACGATCTAATACCTTTGCCGCGCTATTATTGTCAAATTTATATTGCCAATTCTTAGCTGTGCAAATGCCGTCAAACTTAGAGTAGCCTAACTCTGCCTGTTGATTTTTCCAGTGTTTACAAGTTTTACATTTGCTCATTTTGAGACTTTAAAAATTTAACCACCCACCAGCAGCCGCCAACAAGGCAAACAATAAACACCCCGTAGGCTTGATACTGTGGCTTTATAGCGTCTATCGCCTCCCGGTTGGCAAGAATACTCATGACAGCTACTAAAGTGGCTATAAACACGACTAATAGCATTCCGGTCAGTTTCAACATTTTAAGCGTTTCTGCCTCGTATTGCTTGCAGTACCTTGGCTCCTGCTTTGGCCGGTGTCCGTCAAAAAGGTTGTATTTCATAGAGGCAGGTTAAACGGTATGTACCTGGTTTTACCACCCTCGCGAATGGCGCGGGTGATTTTTTTGCGGTTGCCGATATTGCCGCGCTTGCAGCTTACGTGTACCCAGTCGGGGTTTGCCTCGTTGCCAAACTCCCAAATGACCTGATCGAACGGCAGGTTTTTGACGATGTGCCGGAAAATGGCCGCGTTGAGTTTGTTGTCAGGGCTGTCAAGGTCGGCAGCCTCACCAACCAAATGCTGACTGCGCAACGCACCGCCCACGGCTTTGTTTACGGCTGGCGTTCGGTAAATAATTTGGATTAACATTTCGGGGAACTCAAATTTGAGTGGGTCGTAGACGGTTTTGGCCAGCCATTTGAGATTTTCAAGATGCTCCGGGTTTGTTACCTCGTTGCTCAGTCCGTTACGTTTGGCCGTCTGGCTACGGGTAGCCTCTTCAAGTGTTAGGTATGTGGATAGTTTCATTTTTTAGGTTCTTTAATTTTTACAGTCACTTCGCATGCGTTGTAATGGAAAACGATACCGTCCTCCTTGTATTCCACGCCTTCGCGCACTTCAAGTAATGCCAGCAGGCGGGTAAGCATGGGGGCCATCTTGTCCATTGTGGCAAAGTGTTCAGGCTGTTGCAACATTAATCAATACTTTACCGTCCTTGCAATGCCAGATAACCATGTCGTTAACGCTTACCATCACATTGCGATCAATTCCTTTTTTTCGCGTCCGTTTGATTGTGGCGGTACTCCGTTCGTTTTCGGGTATCCCTCTTAGGTAGGGGTGAGTCCGGCTCCAGTCTCCGCTACTTGATTTCGCTTTAGGCATTCTTTTTTGGTTTTAAATTTAACCTTGTTTCTCTGATAGTACAGGCGGTCATAAATCGCTTTGTTGCGTTTACGAGCTTCCCGCCTTGCCTTTGTGTATTTCCGTGGCATACTATTGCAGTTGCCCGTTATACCAAGTCGCTATTAACGTTTCATCCGAGTAGATGTCATACACCACGTCCACCCAATAGCCGCCAAACGTGGAGGCGATGACGTAAACAAGGCTGTCATATTCAGCCGACAACCGCTCGGCCTCGCCTTGTGCCTTAACTTCGGTGTCGAAGTGTTTAGGGTAGTCTGTTACTTGCATAGCCTGTAAACCGAATTTCCCGCGCCCCATTGTCCGGGCCGCATTACGTTAGTCCGTTCCAGCTTGCCCTCGGTTGTCAGGTTGGTAAGCGCCCGTTTAATCGAATCCTTCAAAGCCAGTCCAAACCGTTCCTGATATGTTTGGTACATTTCCCAGGCGTTGTAATCGCGCCCTGTTTCCTGAAATATTGTTAACACCCGCGCCTCTTGCGCCTTCGCGTTACGTTCGGCCTGTATCAATTCCTTGCCGTGTATGGGCACGGAGTTGTGGAACGATGGCCGCTGTTTGGGTTCGAAAAAATCAAGTTGCATTACCGCCCAACCTTTTCGTTATACCTCTTCGTATCTTGTTTCAATACCTTGTTTTCAGCGGGGTAAACCGACTGACAGCAAGTAAAGAAGTGCATGGCCATTATTGCCACGATCAGCAGCAAAAACCATATTACAAGTTTTCGCATGGGTTCCGGGGTTTGTGTTGTTGCGCTCATGGTTTAAAATGGTAAGTCATCTTCGTATCTTGTTTCAATAGTTTGTGAAGGGGGAGTACTTGGCGCACCATCAGCCGAGTTAGTCCTGATCTCGCTGGCCGATAGACTTAAAAAATTGCCTTTCTTCCCCTGCTTCACCCATCCGGCAAGATTCCAGACCTTACCGGTTATATCCATCCATTTACCCGTATAGTCCGGGTGGTTGCTGGCGGTTTTTCTTTCGTTCTTAAATAGCGTTCCGCTATTGGGTTTTTGTTCGTATGCCATTATTTTAATTCGTTTATAAATTCGTTTATCTTAGCCTTACAAAGTTTAGCCTTTCTAAAGATAGCATTTTGCACATCAATATCAGCGGCTACCTCTACTTTATGGGTCTGCATTTTTTCTCTTTTGAATCTTGGGTCAAAGGAAAAGAAATCACCCTGCTTTCTTTCGGTGAGCATCATTTCCAATTGCATCTGATAGAAGTATTTGCTTTCCGATTCTTGGAAATTATCCTCATTCAAAAACAGTTTATACCGTAGGTGAGTGCTTGAATCAGGGCATTTAACTTGTACTATTTTAGTGGGAAGAATTACATCAGGAGTACACCCTAGCAAGTCATCACCTGTAAAGAATACAGTACCTCCCACGCTTGTATAAATTACATCATCAGCGTAAAGATCAAACCCGTAATCCTGACAGTAACGAAGTACAGCGTTAGGCTCCTGATCGTTACCCCACTCCATAGAGTTAGAGTAATATTCATCTTTAGGCGCTCCCTCTAATCTCTGAATGATTTCCAAAATGTAAGAAATAGCCCCATCCCCTAAAGCGGTTTCATCCTCAATATATTTTGCTTTGCTTTTAGGGTTCTCTTTTTTGTAGGCGATTAGTTCCTCCTCTGTCATCAATCGCTTACCGTTTGGCATTATTTCGCTAATCCTCGATCCGGTGAACAAGTCCTTACGAACCTCCATCCAGTCGTTTTTATTCTCGAATATGAATCTTTTAATTTCCATTGAGCTTTTCTTTATTGGATTTAACTTTTGCTAGTATGGTTTCATCAGGCACAAAGGCAAGGGTATCTTTGCGGCTTATGTTGGCTCCAAATATATTACCTATCAGCTCAGCCGCATCCTTTATGGCGTATGTCTTAGCGGCAGGGAAAGCCATTGCCAAAGCTCCATTATTGATATTAACCAAATCAGCAGGACTTGTTCCCTTTGCGGTCTGTAATTGAACTGACCCTATCCCATCAGAACAAGCCATTTCATTAGTGGCTGGATTAAAATAATGAATCCTAACAGTAACCCAAACCCCGTTGAAAGCAGTTCCCTGGCCTGTAATCTCTACCCAAAACCGCTTAAATATCTTCCTTAGAAGGAACTCAACTCGGTCAATTGGCAAGTATCTGTAAGGTATTTTAATAGGATTACCGTTGGCATCTTTGGAATCCATCTTTATAAATGGATGTTCCTTAATCCACTTCTCAGGCGGTTGGGTGTTTAAAATGGCATTTAAGCCCTCCGATTTTGCGGCTACTTCTAGGCTGTCATCAAACAGTTCTTGCAACGTGGGCAGGTTGCTTTCAATTTTAGCGGGTACTTTAGGCGTTTCCATATTAAAAGTCACGGATGTTTTCAAAGTCTCGTTTGTGTGGCGCTCATTAATCAGGCGTTTGGTAAATTATTGTTTTCTTTTCTGCTGTCATTTCTTCAATTCGCTTAACGTACTCCATCGCCTGTTTATAAGCTAAATCCTTACCCCATACTTTTTGGTCAAACTCAGGGTTAGGATTAAATACAAAACATTGGGTAAACTTGCGGTCATAGTCGTAAGCGCGGTGGGCTCCAAATACAAGATAATGGCCGCGTCCGTTTGGTTGAAGAATTTCCTCGACAAATGCTTTCATTTTTTTATTGGTTTAAAAGTTATAAAGTTATAATTTGAGGGTTGTCTGTAAACATCTTGCCAAAAGAATCGCTAAAGTGACGCATAATGCTTTCAATTTGATCGCGGTCGTTAAGTCCTTCGGGGTTGTTTACCACTTCAATTTCGTGTATAATTTCCCCGCCCTCTTGTAGCTGCTGCTCATGCAGCCTAACGGTCATTTCAATTTCTTCGTTATACCATCCCGGTATTGTTGTTTCGCGCGGCCAAGTTTTCATATGTTCCCGTTTCAATTACTTTACAAATGTAAACACTTTACACCAAACCACAAAACTATTGACAATCTTTTTTTAAATATTTTTATAATACCGTTAAATTTGTTATAATTGCGGCTAAAACAGCTATTTCATGGAAAACAACGAACTATTGACCCCCGCTAAATTTGCCGCAAAACACAACATTTCCCACGTTTACGTCTATCAGCTAATCAAAGGCTACCCCGAATCGGTCACCAAGTACCGGGGCAAACACGAGTGCCTCCGCAACTTCGAGGTTGTCAGGGTTGCTGGTAAGCCGTACATCAACGAGAAATGAAACGTTACCTGACTTTAGCCGTATTTATAATCCTGTTAATCTTGATCTTTGCGGCTAAACGGGAACGTTCCACGTGGAAGCAAGCTGACACACTACGTAATGGAGGGAGCATGACAATTTCAGTTTCAAAGATTAAGCCCAACCCGAACAATCCAAGGCTAATAAAGGACGACAAGTTTAAAAAGCTAGTCCAGTCCATCAAAGACTTTCCCGATATGCTCAACAAGCGGCCTATCGTGGTAAACAAAGATATGATCGTGCTAGGTGGCAATATGCGCCTCAAAGCATGCATCGAAGCAGGAATGAAAGAAGTGCCAGTTATCGTGGCCGATTGGTCAGAGGAGCAGCAAAGGGAGTTTATAATAAAAGACAACGTGTCAGGCGGTGAGTGGGATTGGGATGTGTTGGCGAATGAATGGGATGCTAACAAACTGACCGAATGGGGTCTTGATGTTCCTGATATTCAACAGCTTGATGCGGAGGAAGATGACTTTGATGTTCCTGAAGGTGGAATTGAAACCGATATAGTACTTGGCGATTTGTTTGAGATTGGGGAGCATAGGTTGCTTTGTGGGGATAGTACGGATTCGGATGCGGTGGGTAGGTTGATGAATGGGCAAAAGGCTGATATGGTTTTTACCGATCCTCCTTACAATATCAACTACGGCAATATAAAACACCCCAAGTTTAAGCAAAGAGAAATAGAGAACGACAACATGAGTGGGGAGGATTTTGAAACATTCTGCACTGGGTTTATTTCAAATATTGTTTTGTTTAATAAGGGATGTGTTTATATGGCTGGCCCCCCAGGCCATGATGGTAGAATAATGTTTATGGCTGCCGATAAAGCACTTCATTGTTCGACTGTTATTGGAATAAAGACCAATTTACTCTCGGAAGGGGTAAATATCAGAATAAATACGAGCCCATTTGGTTTGGGTGGGTTGATAACGGCACAACGTTTTATGGTGACCGCACACAGACAAACGTGTGGGACATACCGAGGCCCAAGAAGTCAGAAGAACACCCAACAATGAAGCCCGTTGAATTGGCTGCAAAAGCCGTTGAACACGCAAGTCGTAAAGATGATATGGTTTTGGATTTGTTTTTAGGCAGCGGCACAACAATGGTAGCCGCCCACCAACTCAACCGCAAATGTTACGGCATGGAACTCGACCCCAAATACTGCCAAGTAATCATCGACCGGATGCTTAAACTCGACCCGTCTTTGAAGATTAAGCGAAACGGGCAGGAATACGTTAAAACAGGCGAAATACAGGCACATGCCAATACCTAACGAACATCTTAACCAATTTAAAGAAGGCGAATCAGGCAACCCCAACGGCAGGCCAAAGGGTAGCCGTAACCTTTCGACCATCCTAAAGGAAATGCTGGAGGAGGATGTTGAAGTGGTCATTGATGGCAAGAAGGAGCGCAGGCAGTTTCAGGAAGTCATCATTCGCAAACTGTTAAAGAAAGCAAATGACGGGGATATACGGGCGATTGAACAGATTTTTGACAGAACCGAGGGCAAAGCAAAGCAGACCGTGGATTTTACGGGAATTGTTGACACCCGCAAGACAACCTCAGACCTTTTCCCGGATCAATTGAAAGCGGAATGACCTCTTTCCATTTCCCGGCCAACAAACCGACCGCGCTAAGATGACGCAAGTAAAGCGGATATCCGACCAGTATATGCCGCCAGGGTCGCGCTGGGGCGAGTATTACACCGTGCAGATATGCCCGGCATGCGAAACAGTATTGAATGAACACCGCGCCCGTTACGTTTCCAGGTGCTGCTATTATTGCGGGCACACTAATGCGGGGGTGCTATTCGAAACAAAGCGCGTCGTGGTGCGTGATTTGATCGTAAACGGGGAACTGATTGCGACTGTAGTAAAGTAAATGCCTTTAATCAATCCCAATCTTTCGTTTTTATCCAAACAACTCCGGCACAAAGAGCGAAGTGAATTATTTAGCGCTTACCAAAAAAAGCAGATTAGCTACGAGCAATATCAAGCCGAATGCCAGACGCGCGGCATAAAGTCCGGGTTGCTTTTAGAGGGGTCAAGCCGATCCGGAAAGACCACGGCTGCGATTGACTTTCAGGTAATGCTAACCTCCACATTCGAAACAAACGCAACGATAAACGTAATACGCGATACGTACAACAGCTTCAAGACAACCCTGTACGATGACTATGCAAAGAGGCTTTCAGACTTTGGTATAGTCGATAACCCTTTTCTTCGAAAACAGGAAATATCGACTTTCAAGCTATTCGGCAACCGGGTAAATTTTTTAGGTGCAGATGGCGATTTGTCAAAATTTATGGGTGCCGGCTCCGATTACGTGTACTTCAATGAAGTTCTGGACATACCTAAAGAGGTATTCGATCAGGCCACCATGCGCTGCCGTAAGTTTTGGTTTGCGGATTTTAACCCAAAATACGCGGATCACTACATTTTCAATTCGGTCATGCCACGGTCGGACGTGGGCTATCTAAAGACCACGTACCACGATAACCCGTTTATCTCGCCCAACGAACGGTCAAAGATTGAAAGCTACCAACCGATTGCCGCCTCCCGCATTGCTAAGGCATTCGGGGCCAAAAGCGATCAGGTTAATGAAGTTGTAAACGCGGTCAACCTGGCAAAGGCATACGACACACAAGCCAATACGAAAGGCTTTGACCGGGCCGATCTGTCCGAACTGGAGCGGTGCAAGTACAACGAGGCAACCGGCACGGCTGACGCTTACAATTGGTCGGTTTACGGTGAGGGTGAAAGACGCGCACCCGAAGGTTTGATTTTCCCGAATGTGGTTTGGGTTCAAAATTTCCCAGCCAACATCGAGAAAATCTACTGGGGCTTGGATTTTGGATACACTACAAGTCCGTCTGCCTTAGTTAAGGTAGGGGTAATGGGCAACAACATCTATCTGCAAAAGATGTTCTACCAACCAACGCCCAGCCCAAATGAGCTTATGCCATTGCTCAAACAAAATTTGCCTTCACAGGGCGAAACGGTTTGGGCCGATCCCTCTGGAGATGATGGGGGCCGTGGCATGATTGCCGCTTGTAGGCGCGAAGGTTTCCGAGTCTTGGCGGCTAACACTTACCCAGGGTCGCGCAAGTTTGGCAACTCAGCGCTGCTAAAGTATCGCATTCACATTGTCGATTGCCCGGAATGGCGTAAGGAGCAAAGCGGCTACACGAAAGCACGGGCTCGAGTAAACGGTATTTGGGTAACTACAGATGACCCCATTGATGGTAATGACCATTTGTGGGATGCAACCCGAATGACAGTGTTAGGTAATCGACTTTGACAAACAATCACCTTTGGGACGCGGCAAGGCTTGCGGCTTTGAGTAATCGGCTTTAAAACGCGGCCCTTTCGACCTAAAACAATGACAACCTATGGCACAAATGTAATATTTGTATACTCGTTTATGCGAATACTCAAATAAACGTATATTTGCATATACGAATATGAATGGCAGCTACATTTCCTAAGCTAATTAGGACGTTTACAAATCTACTCGGCTGGCGCAGGGAAGGCGGGCAATATTGGTACGTTCTCGCCTCATCCGCTGACACATTCAAAGAGGCCGACGTAATGGAGGCTTTCGAAACCATACCAGAAGTTTACGCACCTATTGCACTGAAAGCCCGCTCGTATGCTAACATGCGCCTGAAAGAAGTTGACGCTGATGGCAACGAAAAGAAAACAACCGAAGGGCAGCGAATCATAAACCTAATCTCAAACCCGAATTGGTTTCAGGGCGACAAGGAATTTTTGATTCAGACTAAAATTTTACGCGAAGTTTACGGCAACGAGTACATATACAAGCTCCTGCCTTTTGGCATGGGCAACGGCAATGTGAAGGCATTGTTTACAATCCCTCACGACATCATTAAGTGCAAGTACGATGCTGAACTTCCTTTTTACCTGCACAGCGAGCCGCCAAAGGTTTTCTACAAAATACTGAAAGCCGATAACGAGTACGATAAAGTTGAAGGCGAAAACATCATTCACTTCAACGACAATCGGACTAAGATCAAAAACTCTACTGACGATAAAATCTTAGTCGGCCAGAGTAAGTACATGGCCATGAGCGCAGTTATCAATAACCTCAAAATGGCTTATGAATCCAGGGGGATTATCTTAGCGCATCGTGGCGCTAATGGTGCGTGGGTAAATGACAGTAAGGACATAAGCGGTTCAATAGAACTTCCAAAAGAAGAACGCCAACGTTTAGAAAGGGCGTTTTCAAAATATGGAACGCTAAAGGGTCAAAAGCAAACAATTGTTACCAGTCAAAATTTGCGATGGGAACAGGCAGGTACAAACAACCCGCAGAACTTAGGAATCTTTGAGGAAACCCGCGAAGGCTTTTTTAAGATATGCGATGCTGCTGGCGTTCCTAAAGATGTTTTTGCGTCTATCAGCGGGGCAACATTCGAAAACCAAAAGCAGGCTGAAAAGGGTTTATACGTTCGTACCATCATGCCAGAGGCAAACGAATGGATCGGTGGTATTGATTACGACCTGAGAGGTAAAGATCGCCAGACACGTATTATCGCGGATTACTTTTATCTGCCAATTTTCGAAGACGATTTGAAAACCAAATCGGAAGCAAAGCGCACTGCTATAACTAATTTGTCGCTGCTGTTGCAAGACAAACAAATCACCCAATCGGAATACAGATTTGAACTGCAAAAACTTGGCTTTGGCGATGGAAAAGAAATACCACCGCCAGCGGATGACAATCAGTCTGACGTTGAAACGTTAGCGGCTCAGGCTCAATTACGCGGCAGCGTTGGAGGCGTTCAAGGTATTCTAAACATTCAAGCGAGCGTAGCGGCTGGAACAAGTACGCGCGAATCTGCGCTTGGGATATTGACAGTGGTTTACGGATTTACACCAGAGCAAGCCTCGGAAATTTTAGGTCAGCCATCTCAACAAAATCAACAATAACATGGGACGCAAGAAAAAAGCAACCGAAGAAAAACCTTTTGTGCCGGACGAATCAATCAACGAAGTGTTTGTTGATGTGCCGGTAAAGAAGCCAAACCGATACATTGAGCGTATAAATCGCGCTATTGAAAATCGGAAACAACGTAAAGCAAAACGCAATGCCGAAGCAAACGGAACCGAAGATTAAGATTTCCCGCGAGGAAATCGAACGGATCAAAGCCATAAAAAAGGCAATGACTGACAAAAAACAAATTGTGCGCAAATGAACACATTAATGAAAGTTGAAGTAAAAACGTTAATGTTCTTTACAATTGCAACGTACACCGCTACAAGCGTTTGCCAATTAAAAGACTGCATTGAAGTTAACAAAAACGATGGTGGCATTGTGTATTTTTCTGTTAATCATTTTATAGTTGAAGTAACACCTATTGCAAATGAAAACACGCATTGACAAGGCCACATATCAGCGGCTAATCGCGGAAAAAGACTTCCGCTTGGCAACGCAAAAAATGAAAATTGCCGATGCGATTACGCTGCTGCCTAATAAGTCGTTTGAGCCATCCGTTACAAAGGGCCGATACCTTTATGAGAACGATGAGGAAAAAGGCATATTGAAACGGACTATTGTTTCCAACACTTACAATTGGTTAGACAGTCATGGAGACGTACACTTAAATGGCATATTTGCAAAATCAATTCAGGAACGCGGCACGCGCATCCCACACCTGCACGATCATAAGTTTCAACTTGCGGCAAAGGTTGGCCGCCCGCTTTCCTTTGCCGAAGTCGGGATGAAGTGGCGGGCGCTTGGCCATCCTAAAAACGGTGATACGGTTGTATTACTTATGGAAAGCCAAATCGAAGCCAGGCTCAACAAAAAGGTTTACGAGGAATACAAAGACGATGCGGTAGATCAACATTCGGTAGGAATGATTTACACCAAGATTGAATTGGCCGCAAATGATGACAACTACAAATCCGAGTATGAAACCTGGGAAGAAGTGTTCCCATCACTCGGCAACAAAGAGGAAGCAGAAGAAGCCGGATTTTTCTTTGCCGTGCGTGAAGCAAAACTAATCGAAGTGTCTGCTGTATTGTTAGGATCAAACGTACTTACACCAACATTGAACAATAAAATT